AAGACGCCTGCCAGCTGAGCTCGATATTGCTAGACCGAACACTTCACTGCACAGAGGCCTGAAAACCCCGCCTTTGACTTAATACTTAGACTCCTCCCTGTTGCCAAACTGCATTTCATGCAAGTTGATTGCCAATGCTGTGGTTGCGTCATCGACGTCATCAGCATCTGGTTTGCCTTTCAACTTCTCAATAAAACCAGCCATCATAGTTTTAAGAGACCGTTTGACCCTCACTTCCTCTTCTTCGTCATCAGCTTCCTCTTCATACTCACGATCACGCTCTTCGTCTGCAAAATCATCATCACGAGGGTCGCGTGCCCCACGACGCGCTTTCTCATAATTAGCTTTTGCACGCCCCGCGTAAAATAGGGCTTGTAATTTCATCTTCTCAAACTTGGCAATCCGTGCCTTGTTTCTTTCATTGAGAATCTCCTTGTCATTGGAGTTGCGGGCTTTCGCCTGGCCAATTGAAGAATATGGGACAGTCGCGGCGGCACCGCTGACATGTTTCATGCCAGCCATCAGATAAGCCATTGTCTGACTCGGAACGTTTTCTGCCTCTTCGTTCGAGCTGGCCGCCGGGGCACCTTGATTATCGTCAGGTGCTGACGCCTTCGTGAGGGAGGTTTTCAAGTACTTAGCGAAAAACTCAGGCTTTGACAGAGTGTGAAAATCAAACATGACTTCATCGTCTGGCAAAGACGAGCGCCCAATCTTCTCCTGAATCAGTTTTGCTAACTCAGCAGCGTCTTCGGCGCCCGAGAGAACATCTAGCGCATCATATTCCCCCCTGGTAGTTGAATCTTTGACTGCATCAAAGGTCTTCCTCAGGAATTTGTTAATTTCTTCATCAGCCCATCCTCCGGATATGAAAACTCCGAGGATTCGTTCCAGAATATTCGCACTTGGATTCTTCCCTCCGCCAGGAAGAATTAAGGACGTCACTAAACCGCCAATGTTTTCTGGCAGAAATAGCAACTTCCCCTTGTGCGGAGTGAGGACCTGGCCAAGGAATGGCAAAAGGTCACCCACCCGAGCGTATTCGTCATAGTCCTTATAAGTCGTAAACACTTTTGGTCCGATGTACGACCCGTCTGTGTCAAACTTAACGTCTTTGAAGATGAATCCATAAATGTCTTCAATCTTCCTGACGATCTTGTTCAACAACTTCGGAAAGTATTTGACTGAACGCTCGTTCTCAGGAACTTTTTCACAAGTCGACTCACATGTACACAGCATAGAAGCCGAAGAGTGGTTGTTGTTAGTTGTAGTGCCCGCAGTGCCGGAATTATTACCTCGAGTTTTATGCACTACACAATTGCCACCAATATGAACATTGATGTCAAAGCCGAGGAAAATTGAGTACGCCAAAGCATTCGACTGGGCTTGTCCAAACAGTCCAGCTGTTTGCGAAAGAGCCCACTCAGTAATGTGCTGCACCGCGTCGCTTCGAGTCGACATATCCATTGAGGAAACATCAAGAGTGCAAACGACGAGGCCGTCTGGGTAGACGAAAAACCACTTCTGATCGTCACCATAGAAAATGCCGGAGAACTTGACTTTCGTGTCCTCTCTCTGAGTCCAGAGATGCTTCACATAGGCCAAGTGCTTTTCAGCACTCCCATAAAACGGGGAGAAATGGTATGCAGAACCTGAGCGAAAATTGTCCTGGTACATAACCAGTCCATATTCAATCGGTGCAAGGGCGTGCATCATGACAATGCGCGTGGGTAGGGGATATACGTAGTAAGGCCGTATTTTGGTGTTGTAGTCAGTGCGTTCCATCTTCTCATCCTTACGTTTGAGTATGGCCGTGTATAGCTCTGGCACTAACACCCGGTGTTTCGTCATTTTGTCAAGAAATATGTCGACATCATTATCCAAGACGTCGTGGTAGATTTGCTTAGCACAATTAAGCGCATGTACCCCGACCATCGTCGGTTTCTGTTCCAATGGCACACTCTTCCGCTCTGAAGTCACAGTGTTTTTATCATACCACACTTGTGCAAGATGTGTGGCATCTCCGAACTTCGGCATGAATTGTTTGGCATTGGTTTCGAAAGCGTAAGGTAACCCGGCATCAGCTAGTGGGTTAATCCTACGCATAATGTAACTGTCTGAAGTGATCGTCTCTTCGACCAAACGACCTCGATTCCCAAGTGCCCCGTCGGCAGTTCGTTTATCGTTATCCCGAATCACTCCGGGATCGATGAACAACCACCTAGAGACATCTGAGGCTGTCGGTCGATAGTCGCGTGCGATATGATCACCACCCAGTTTGGTTTGCATCCTCTTGACGACTCCCCTACGGGAGCCATTCGTGCGGACAAGTTCATCCGCAAGCTTCGCAGCCTGCGCGATACGACCGCCAGCGTTAGCTGCGCGGCGGTACATATCGATGTCCGCTCTGTGTAGAACGGCGGATTGGTTGTAAATGAAAGATTTACCTCGATTAAAAGGCAAAGCGACGGCGGCCCCGGGGGTGAGAACGGGGCCGTCAACGAGTTGTCCAGACTTGTTAAAAATGGGTCTACGCACTTTCAACAAGAGATCGAGAGCCTCGACGGCGGTCAGATCCGCTCCAACAGGTTGGAAAACAGGATACTTTGCGTCGACGGGCGGAGCAGGTGTCACTGACAACACTTTCACTCCAGTTTCAGCTTGCTTCTTTTGATATTCAGCAATCATTTCTTCCATAGTGAGAACCTTCACTTGGGAACGAGCAGAAGTTGTTGATTTCGAAGATGCTAATGATGAAGACATGATGTGTGGTGTGTTAAGTGATCTTCACGATTGACAGGTCTAGCCACGTGGACGTGAAACCACGGAGCTTGGTTGGGCAGGTTATTGGTTTTAAGGGAGATTGTTGGGTGAGAAAGAATCGTTAGAAACTAACCCAACTGCATAAGCATTTCATAAGTTTTTATTGGCTTTTTGTGTTTTATTATATACATTTATTCGTCTTTACCGAATAGGGGAGCGGCAGCTCTGATTTTCGCATTCGACTTAGGAGAAGTCAAAGACGAAGAGGACGAGCTGCTTGCAAGAGTGTCAGTCGCTTCAACAACACCACTCAGGCTGACTGCTTCTTCGAGAACTCTCTGCCGCGCCTCCCAAGTGGAGAGGGTTGCGCTCGGGGCCAACTTGGGAGCGGAGAAAGGGAATAGCAGATTTCGTTGTGTACGGTTTGCCACGTTGCCCAAATACACCACCA